CTACACAAACACCTGCTAATAACTTTATATTAGGTTATCAATTTGATATGGAAGTAGAATTTCCTACTATACATATACAGAGGCAGCAAAGCGAATCATACAGAGCTGATACAAGAGGATCTTTAGTTGTCCATAGAATCAAATTAAGTTTAGGAGATTCAGGCCAATACTCAACTATTTTAAAACGTCTAGGTAAGGATACTTATACAGAAACACATGAACCTGTAGATGCTGATGCCTATAATGCTAACCAAATTGCATTAACTTCTGAATCTATCCGAACCATACCTGTATATGATAGAAATATAAATTGCGATATAACACTTAAATCAACACACCCTTCACCCGCCACTTTACAATCTATGACATGGGAAGGAGATTACAACCCTAAATTCTACAGACGTGTCTAAGTACATCCACCAAATTACACCAGAGGCTGCGCTTTATGTAGCCTCTAATTTACTACCTGCTGATAGGCGGGAAGTTAAAGAAGGTCATGGTGCTGACCCATTTCAATACCTACTTTTAGAAGCTGCCAAAGCAGAGTGTATCTGCTTCAAATCCCCTAGCGGCAGGACTGCCGGAATGGCTGGAGTTGCAAAAGAAGATGGTAGAATATGGATGTTATGCACTGATGTCATACATGAACATCCTTTGATGTTTGCAAGAGAAGCCAAGCGTTGGATAGAAAGTAGAGAGGAGAAGCTTCTATGGAATGTAGTGGATAAAAGAAATAAAGTCCACTTAAAACTTCTCAAATTTTTAGGGTTCAAGTTCCTACGGGAGCTTCCTTTTGGCCCTAACCAATTGTCCTTTATCGAGTTTTGCCGTGTGCGCAGGAGCAATGGCTGCACAAGCAGCTAATAAAAATGCTAAAAGGCGATATCAATTCGCCTTACAGAAAAGAGAAAGAAAGCATAGACAGAAACTGAATACTTATGCAGCTGCTAAAGTACAGTATTCTAAAGCTTTACAAAATATACATTCAGGTTTAGGTGCATCTTATAGTAGAGCACAGAATAAACTGAATGGAATGAGAGGAAAAGCTCTTCAACAGAACCAAGCTAAGATGATGGAGCTGTTACAGAAGAGTCAGTATGGAAATATGTTAGCTGGAGGAAGAACAGGCCAATCTATTAGTAGAATTGGAGTTATGGAGAAAGCAGCATTAGGTAGATTCTATGCTAATAAAGCTAATAACTTAACTAAAGCTTCGTGGAAATTCTCTGAAGGTAATAAGATGGCACGTAATAGAGCTAAATTAGCACAAGAGAAACAGTTCAGTAAAGTTGCATTCCAACCTACAGCAGATGTTGCACCACCAAGACCTGCATATCAGAGTGTAGGAGCTGCTTTATTCGGTGATGCTCTAGGGCTTGCTAGTACTATAGCGTCTTTTGATTAGGGGTAAATAACTATTATGGTAAAACCAGTTAATGAGTTCGATACGTTCTCATACGAAACCCCCGCAGACTACTTACCCGGCATGAAACAACGTCATGCTGAAGAGAACCAAGGTTATGAAGATGCTGAAGTCATTGCTAAAATGAATGATGAGCAGCGTCTAGCTAATGCTAAGATATATGGAAGAGTAATTAACAACGCTGAAAGTTTATCTAAAACATTAGCAGGTAAATTTAAAGAAAAACAGAAAGAAGAAGAAAAAATAGGTCAAAATAGAGCGAGTATGCTTGCTTTAGATATCGGTGCCACTTACTTAGATAAATCTAATTGGATTGATCAACGTAAGAAATTAGGTGAAGATCATAGTTCTATTGCATTTATTATATGGCAAGCAGAACAATCTGGAATGAATTCAGCTGATATTGCAGATCTAGAATCAATGTCTAGTTTAGATGTTGTAAGATTTGATGAGATGTTAGCTTGGGATCATGCTGCTAATTATAAAGAGAACTTCTTCGGTGCGGATGGTATAAGAGCTAGGGATGCAAATGGTGCAGATAAGTATTTTTTAGAAGTTGATGGTAAAAAAGTCAATTGGGACGATGCCGATCAGAACCAAAGAATTGAACTCATGCGTGAGTTTGATGAACAAATTGGTTGGACACCTATCAGTGGATTCCGTACTGAATTCTTAGAGCACAGAGGACAATCAAAACTTGCATCAGTAAAAGCTAAAATTTTTGCTGAATCTGACGTTGAATTAAAAGGTATAGCCAACGCAACAAGGATAGAGAATTCATTAAATTATATAAGATCAGCAGGTACTAATGAACAATTAGCAGCAGCTGTATATAGAATTGAGAATGAGGAATTTAATAGATTTGCTGATCAATACGGAGCTGGTGGACGTACAAATATCAGGACATTAATAAAAGCTAAAGTAGGAGAGATGGTTGCAAATGGTGAGCTCTCTGTCCAAGAAGCTTCCCTTGATAATTTTAAATTCCCACATAAAGGTACAGGACAGGACGAAAGTTTAAAAATATTTGACGAGTATAAGGATTGGGATAACCATATGGTCCAAATCCAACAATCTGCAAATACATTAAAGGCATCAGTAGAAAAACAATGGAGTCTAGATTGGACTAAAAATATAAAAAACGTTGCTGTTGAAAATGGAAAACCTGTAACTGAAGAACTATTAGCTCAATTACTACCTCAATATAAACAAGACTTCTTCGAAACACACGGTAGGCAACCTACAGAACAGGACATAAAAACCTCTGGCCTTCTTGCCTTACCAACAGTAGAAGATAAGCAAGATTCTGAATGGGTACAAACTCTAGAATATTTAGAGAGAAATGGCCTTCCTATTAAAATGGAAGATTATATAAATATTTATGATAAAGAAACTAGAGAAAAGTGGGCTAAAATTGCTGCTGAAACTGGTGGTTATGGGATGGATAAAAAGACAGTAGAGAGAAGAAATATGGCTGCAGAAACAATAGCTGCTGAAAGACGAAAAGAATTTACAGGTAAAAATGATTACAAATCTAGAGAATTAGAAAGATTAACAAGTAAACTTAAATCAGAATATAACAGGATATGGTCTGAAATAAAAGGATCAATAGAAACTGGTAAAGAAGCTGAGGCACATGAAGTTATTGAAGCTAGACTAAGACAACTTGCTAAAGACGGTGATTGGAGAGGAGAAGCACCTGTAATTGAATATGACACTAAAGAAGGTTATGGTGCAAAGTATTTAAAATCATTAGGCGCAAGTGTTGATTTTATTCAACAAGGAAAGGATAATGGTCAGACACCTAACGAAACATTAAATTCTGGATTACTTCCGGGTAGTGAAGCACAACTTAAAAGAGTATTAGCATATGCAGCAAATCCTGTTCAAAATAGAATACCCATATATTACCATAAAATTGCTAATAATATTAGTGATATGGATTTTTGGGATGTAGCTAATGCACAATATAGAGCTTCACAACGAGCTAATGGTGTTACTAATGTAAAGGACTTACCACAAACTGTACAAAAGCAAAAACTAGAATCATTACCTGCATTCTGGAGAAATGCTATTAAGAATAAAGGAAACCCTATAAAAACAAAAAGGTATCAAGGATATGTTGAAAAGGTCGATTTCAACGAAATATCTATATTTGAATATTTCGGAGCTACATCATGACATTTGATACAGAAGCAGCTCAAGCAGAACAGGCACAGATACAGCAGCAATTAGAATTAGAACAAACTAATTCACAACACTACGGTGAAATGCAAGCTGAGACTGATGCTGTTAATGCTCAATATGCTGCTGAACAGGAAGACCCTAGGAACCAAGAACAGTGGGGTGTAGGTGGTGTCGTTAAAGAACTTCAATCAGCTTTTATGGGAGGTATCCAAGATACTGGATCATCTATTGTAACAGCACCAGAACGCCTAATTGATATGGCAACTGGTGAGATGCAACAGGAGATGGCAGAAGGTGGATATGATTCTGAATGGGATGATTGGTTTACTAATGATGCAAATCCTATTGAAACTAGAACATGGTGGGGAGGACTTATAAGAAGTGCTACTCATTTTGGTACGATGGGTGCAGCTATTGTTGCTGCGGCTCCATTAGCAGGTGCTGGTGCTACGGCAGTAGGACTTGGTAGAGGTGTAACAGCTATTGGTGGGCTTATGACTAACCAATGGATGAGAGCTGCTGCAGTTGGTGCAGCTACAGATATATTCTCTAAGTACTCACAAGATGCAAATGGATTACAAATATTAAGAGATAGATATGGTTTCATCGATACACCTTTAACTACAAATGACTGGGATCATCCAGTGGTCAAAACATTTAAAAATGTAGCTGAAGGTATGGGTATTGGTGAATTAGCTAATGGTGTATTCCGTATAATGGGTAAAGGTGCTAAGCACATGTTACCTGATGGGAGTATACGTGATGCTTCTGAGGAAGCTTTAGCTAAAAGTATGGCTCGTGATGCAAGTATTAAAGAGCAGAACTTTGAAAAAGCTCAGGTTGAGTTAATAGAAAGAGGACCAGAATTTGGAGCTGCTAAAAATCCCGGAATAGCTGATCCATGGCAAGGATCGCCTACATCAGTTGAGAACGTGATGGAGGTAAAGAGATCCCAAAAGAGGATTAGAGGGGAATGGGGAGCCGAAGACGGGTCACCCGGATCGGTTTCACGTCCTGCTAACCTAGAACAGGCAGCTAAGACTCGTGGATTAAGTGATGTAGCTTTAGATGATGTATATAAAGCATTAAAAAGTGATGCTGGTTATGCAGAAAATAGAGCATTATTAGAAGCAGGCGGTACAACTTTAAGAGAACAATCAGGTGATGCTATTGAAGCATTCCATAGAACTGGTTTAGGTAGAGAAGCGATGGATTTAACTCCAGAACAATACCTAGCTGAGTACTATCAGAATGCTATGCCACATTTTGAGGGTACGCCCGATGCAATGTTGGAATTTACTACTAAATATGTAGAAGCTGCTGACCTTTTAACTGGTTCTTTACTACGTGAAATACGTGATTTAGGTCTAGTTGGTAGAGAAATAGCAGATATTGCTGACCTTGGTGACGTAGATGGACCTGCTAAAGCTTTATTTGACAAACTAATTACTACAGTATCTGAAGTAAATAGATCTAAACTACTTCAATCTCCTGAATTCAGAGCTATTGGACAGCAATTTGGTGCTGATCCAAAGAGAGCACAGAAGCTACAGAGAGATTATGTTAATCAAAACATGAGTGTTCGTGTTGGTGAGTCTATAGATGCATTTAGATTAGCTTTTAAAGTCGCTGGTGCAGACGCTAGTGATGATTTATTTAAAGGTATCTTTGAAATTGTATCTATGAATAAAGATATCCACAACCTTACAGACTTTGATGCATATATACGGAAGAAATTAAAAGGTGGTGAATTTAATGGTAAGGTAAAGACAGGTGTAATGCTAAAAGAATTGCATAGAGTTATGATTAATAGTGTACTTAGTGGACCTAAAACTCCAATGAGAGCTATTATGGGTACTTCTAGTGCAACATTCTTGAGACCTATGGCACAAGTTGTAGGTGGTGCCTTACAACTTCCTTTTACACGAGACGTTACAACATTACGAGCTTCATTAGCATCAGTTAATGCTATGAGAGCGGCTATTCCAGAAGCATTTGATATATTTAAAACTAGATTAAATTCTTATTGGGCTGGTGATGTAGCTACTATTAAATCACGTTTCTTAGAAACTACTAAAGGTGATGAGAATTGGGATGTATTCAGACATTGGGTAGAGAATAGTGGAGAAGCTACAGCGGGTGATACTGCTGCTTTTAACATAGCTAATATGGCTAGAGCTTTGAATGATAATAAGTATTTAACTTATTCTACAAAGATTATGGCTGCTACGGATGATACCTTTGGCTTTATTTTAGGTAGAGCAAGGGGCAGAGAACTAGCAGTAAGAGAAGCTTTAGAAGCTAATACATCTGGTAGATGGATAGATATAGATCCTAAGACACTTAGAAATGCAGAAGATAGATTCCTTAGTAGAATAACAGATGCTGATGGTAATATACTAGATCAGTCTGTAGAATATGCTAAACGAGAAGCTACATTAACAACTGACTTAACTGGATTTGCTAAAGGATTGAATGATGTATTTAATGCAACTCCATGGGCAAGACCTTTCTTCCTATTCGCAAGGACGGGTGTCAACGGACTAGCCTTAACAGCAAAGCATACTCCCGGATTTAACTTTTTAGTTAAAGAATGGAATGATATAGCGTTTGCTAATCCAAATAATTTAGAATCCCTAGCTAAGTATGGTATTAATACAGCTGAAGATTTAGCTAATGCTAAAGCGTTACAAACTGGTAGATTAGCTATTGGTGGTGCAGTCATTACTATGGCTAATATGCACTTCATGAATGGTGGTCTTACTGGTAATGGACCTACTGATGCAAGTAAAAAGAAGGTATGGATGGATGCTGGGTATGTACCTAGAAGCATCAATATTGGTGGTGTTTGGATTGGATATGATTCATTTGAACCATTTAACCAAATACTTTCTGCTGTAGCTGATGTTGGAGACCATAATCAGTTAATGGGAGAGCAATGGACACAAGACCAATTCCAGAAACTATCTTTAGTAATTGCACAAGCTGCTACAAGTAAATCTTATTTATCAAGTTTACAAGGTTTTGTTGATTTATTCTCGGGTAAGCCCGGACAACAGAATAGAGTAATAGCAGCATTATTGAATAACCAAGTACCTTTAGCTGGTTTAAGGAATGATATCGGTAAATTATTCAATCCTCATATGAGAGAGTTGAATTCAGGATGGGGTGATGCTATAAGAAATAGAAACTTATTAATGGAGAACTTTGCAGGAGATGGTGCGTTACCTATAAAACATGATTTACTTAACGGTAAGCCAATAAGAGATCATGATTTTGTAACTAGAATGTGGAATACAGTTATTCCTGTTTCATTAAACCTAGACCAAGGTCCGGGTAGGAAATTGTTATTTGACAGTGGTTTCGATCTAAAGATATCAACATATTATGCACCTGACAGTACAGATCTAAGTAATTCACCACAATTAAGAGCTATGTTCCAAGAGTATATAGGTGAGCAGAATATAGAATTAGCATTAAATAAATTAGCTGATGATCCTAGAGTACAACAATCTATTGCTGTTATGAATGCAGACCTTGCAAAAGGCAATAAAGGTTTTGAACCAATGAGAGATTATATTCATAACATCTTAATTAAACAAGTCTTTGATGAAGCTAGACATTATGCATGGGCTAGAATGATGCAAGATACTGGGGTTCAAAAGCTAGTAAATGAGCAGAGATCTAAGAAAATTAAAGGACAACAAAAACTTGAAGAAACCACCAACCTACTACAAATGAATAGATAACGACAATTTAACCTTTCCATATAAATATGGCCACAACTTATCAAGACACAACAGGTAATGGTTCCAATAAAGTTTTTAACTTTGGATTCCCTTACCTACAAGATGCTGATGTTAAAGTAACTATTAATCAGGTACAGATAGCATCAACAGAATATGCGGTTTCCACCGGACCGACAAAAATTACTTTTAATAATAATAGTATAACCAGTGCGGTTCAGGAAACCGATGGGTCTCCTAAGACTGGCTTAATAGTTAGAGTTTATAGAGATACAGAAGTAGATACAGCTAAGGCTGTTTTTGCATCTGGTAGTTCTATTAGAGCAACTGACTTAAATAATAACCAAGATCAATTCCTATACGCAGCACAAGAACAACAGAATCTTACTGTTGCTAAATGGCAGATTGAAGCTGATGCAATAGATGGTACTAAGTTAGCAGATGATTCAGTTGATTCTGAACACTTTGTAGATGGTGGTATTGATACTGCACATATAGCTGATGCTGCTGTAACAGGTGCTAAAATAGCATCTGGTACATTTACTACAGCTAACATATCAGATAGTGCTGTTACTACAGCTAAGATAGCGAATGAAGCTATCACTTCTGCTAAGATAGCTAATGCAACAATACAAGCTGCAGACATAGCAAATGATGCTATATCAGCAACTCAAATAGGTACTGGTGCTGTAACTACTGCTAAGCTTGGTGCTGATGCAGTAACAGGAGCTAAGATAGCTGACGACGCTGTAGATTCTGAACACTTAGCTGCTGATTCTATTGATTCAGAACATTACGCAGCTAACTCTGTAGATGCAGATGCTTTAGCACATACTTCTGTAACTGCTGGTACTTATACTGCTGCAGATATTACAGTAGATGCTCAAGGTAGACTTACCTCTGCTTCTAGTGGAGCTATAGCTACAACTGAAATAACAGATGGAGCAGTAACAACTGCTAAACTTGATGCTGATGCAATTACTGCTGCTAAGATAGCAGATGATGCCGTTACAACAGATCATATAGCCGATGCTGAACTCACAACGCTTGCTGGTATGCAGTCAGGTACTGCATCTATTTTGGCAGGCGGTACTGCTCTTGCTGCGACTCTCACTGAGATCAATACAGTGTGTGATGGAAAGGGCGTACAAACGACTCTTACTGATGATGATACTAAGTACCCAACTTCAGGAGCTGTCGTTGATTATGTTGCTGCACAAATTGCTCCCCTAGGTGGGCTTGAAGTCATAGCTACAGAAGTAGCATTTCCTAATACACAACCAGCTAGTGGTGTAGTTATATCTATATCTGATGCAGGTGGTGTAGTATTTAATGGTTCTGGGGTTAGTACTACAGGTAGAACTGTAGGAGGATCTACTGTAACTATTAATAGTGCTCCATCTAGTTTATATAGTGAGACACTAGTAGCTGGCGTAGGCTTAATGGTAAGCTCTACAGGCTCAAGTCAGACATATACTTACCATAAGATCTTAGGTAAAGAAGATGATATAAAACAGTTATCTGATGATATCAATGACTTCAATGCTAGATATAGAGTAAATGCTGGTGAACCCGGATCAAGTAATGATGAAGGTGATCTAGTATATGATACTAACGCTAACAAGATGAAGGTCTATGATGGCTCATCTTGGGGTGAAGTAACTTCAACTGGAGACTTTAAATTCCTCGTTCCTGTTGATGCTGGTACAACTACAGCAGCTACATGGGATGGTAGTGATACAAGTTTTGACTTAAAAGAAGGAACTAATTCTGGTAGTGCTGCAGCTATAACTAGCGTCTACCAAATAATGGTTAGTGTTAATGGTGTTATTCAGAAACCTAATACAGGTAGCTGGAGTGGATCTGGAGAAGGATTCTATCTAACAGATAGTGATACTATAAGATTCGCTACTGCTCCTCCAACTGGATCAAGTGTATTTATTATACAATTTGGTTCAGCTCTGAATGCTACTACACCAGCTGATAATACTGTAGCTACAGCTAAGATACAGAACCTTGCGGTTACTGGAGGAAAGATAGCTGATGATACTATAACTGAAGGTAAATTAGATGTAAGTAATGCTCCTACTAATGGTCAATTCTTACAAGCTCAATCTGGAGAAGGTGGCGGTCTTACATGGGCTAGTGTAACTTCTACACCTGAAGGTACAGCAATCCTATCCACTGGTGAATCAGGTGGTACTAAATTCCTACGGGAAGATGGTGATGGTAGTTCTTCATGGCAATCAGTACCAGCAGGAACTCCAACTACAACTCGTGGAGATATAATATATAGAGCTGCTAGTGCTGATGCTAGATTAGCTAAAGGTACAGCAGGTCAATACTTAAAGATTGGTGCTAATGATCCTGAATGGGCTGATGTTGTAGCTGCTACAGCAGATGGTGTGTTATGGGAAAATAACTTAACAATATCTAATAATTATACAATAGCAGCAACTAAAGGGGCACACAGTGTCGGTCCCATAACAAATAACGCCACTGTAACTGTAAACGGACGTTGGGTAATTAGCTAATGGCAATAGTATTAGATGGTAGTGCAAACACTATCGCAGGATTAGCCGTAGGTGGTTTACCAGACGGCTCAGTAGATTCAGGTACGTTAGCTAGTGGTTTAGCTACACAAGGTATCACAGAATATGACCAATGGCGTATCACTTCTTCTCTCAGTAATAATGGAGATAATGCTATAACTGCTAACTGGGAAAGATCAGATAATAAGTTTGACAAAATTGGTACAGGTTTAACTGAATCAAGTGGTATTTTTTCATTTCCTTCAACTGGTAAATATTTAATTACCTTTGGTTTTTATGCTAATGGTAATGATGATAGATATATAGGATGTTCAATGCATGCATCAAATGATAGTGGCAGTAACTATACACAATTAGCTGATAATTTAGATAGTGCTTATTCTGGTTCTGGTACTTATTCAGCAGGTACTATTCAATCATTGGTCGATGTAACAGATTCTTCAACTTTTAGGTTGAAATTTCATGCAGTTAGTGTTGGTACAGTTACTTTTAATGCTGCTTCTGATGCACAAAGAACTGGTTTCACTTGTATTAGATTAGGAGGTACATAATGGCAGAAATAAAAATAGCCGCTGATTCAGGCGGAGGCAGCGTATCAATTAAAGGTCCAAGTACAACTGGATCAAATGCTGCAAGAGAGTTTACTTTATCTGATACATATTCAGGTAATGGTGAAATAGTAACAAAGGATAGCGTAGGTCGTATAGGTCTTGGAATGACTCCAAGTACAAATAATGCTTATCTATTACAACTAGATAGTGGTACTAATTCCACTTTCATGAATTTCGGAAACTCTGTAGACGGTAATGGTCCTACTAATGGATTTGTTGTTGGATGTGATGAGAATGAAGCTGCATTATATCAACGAGAAAATAAAAGATTAACAATCTATACAAATAACACTGAGAGGATGCGTGTAGATGGTAATGGTTATATCTATATGGGTACATCATCTACTGCCCCAAATCCCGGGTTTTGGTTTAATCCTTCTGGTGGTCAACTAGGCATTGGTAATAGTTCAGGTACTAGTGGTCAAAGCTTTATAGAATTTAGACGTGATACAACTCAAATCGGTTCAGTTACTCAAAGTGGTACAACTGGTGTTTCGTTTAATACTGGTTCAGACTATAGACTTAAAGAAAATCAAGTTGCTATATCTGATGGTATAACAAGACTTAAAACACTTAAGCCATATCGATTTAACTTTAAAGCTGAACCTTCAATAACTGTTGATGGTTTCTTTGCACATGAAGTAACAGCAGTTCCAGAAGCTATAACAGGAACTAAAGATAAAGTAGATGATGATGATAAACCTATTTATCAACAGATAGATCAATCTAAACTTGTACCTCTTCTTACTGCAGCATTACAAGAAGCAATAACAAAAATAGAAACATTAGAAACTAAAGTTGCAGCACTGGAGGCAGGATGAGTCAATTAAAAGTAAACACAATACGCCACACAAGTGCATCAAGTGATGCGATTACGTTGGCTAGTGATGGTACAGCTACCGCTAAGATTACTAATAACCTAAGTAATAGAAATTTGATAATTAACGGTGCGATGAATGTTGCTCAGAGAGGTACTTCATCTACATCTGCTGGTTATACAACTATTGATAGGCTGTCACATCAACTTGGCAATACAGATGAAGCTCCAACGTTTTCACAAGCCGATGTTGCCAGTGGAACCACTCCTTACCAAAAGGGTTTTAGAAAATCTCATAAGATAACTAACGGAAACCAAACAAGTGGAGCTGGAACTTCTGATTATATTTATACTCGGTATAAGATGGAAGCTCAAGATATAGCTAATAGTGGTTGGAATTACCTTTCCGCTTCAAGCTATATAACATTATCTTTTTGGGTGAAATCGAGCGTTGCACAAAATTTTTATGGTTATTTAAAAACTAGTGATGGTACATCACAAAACTATCCTTTTGAGACAGGTTCTTTATCTGCTGATACTTGGACAAAGATAACTAAAACAATTCCGGGTAATTCTAATTTACAGTTTGATAATGATAATGGAAATGGTTTAGAAATATCACCAATTAGAGCTTTTGATGGAACAGACAGAACTGCAAGTATGAGTTTAAATACTTGGGGAACATATAGTAGTAGTTCAAGAACACCAGATCAAACCTCAACATGGTATACGACTAACGATGCAACACTTGAAATTACAGGTCTTCAATTAGAAGTAGGAGACGTTGCCACTGACTTTGAGCACAGGAGCTACGGAGATGAGCTTAGGAGATGCCAACGTTATTATCAGGTATTAGTCGAAGGCACTGGTAAATATTTTGGAGGAGCTGGTGCTTGGTATGCGGCTTCTGCTGCTTATCAACCTATTATGTTAGAATCTGAAATGAGAGCTGCTCCAAGTGCAGAATTTGCAACTGGTACTGATTATTATACGGTAACTACTACAAGTAATGACCAAACACAAAGACCAGCTGCTTGGAGTACGCCTCATAAAAGAGGAGGTTCATTATATTATCAAGGTGGTCAATATGATCTATCCAATGCTACTGCAGGTCACGCCTTCTTTGTGTCAACAAACAATGCATCAGCTAAAATTGCATTTTCAGCGGAGCTATAAAAATGGCTTATAAATTATTAAAAAATCCTATGACAAATGTAGTTGATACTGTTATGTATACAGATTCAACTAATATACAAAAATGTATACCTTTTGCAGATGATAACACAGACTACCAAGAATACCTAGAATGGGTAGCAGCAGGTAACACAGCGGAGGCAGCCGATTAATGGCATTAACACAAAT